AAGGCTGCCATGGGCGACATCATGCAGTACTGGTCAAGTCGATTCACTCGAATCCGCTCGAACCTACTGCTCTACGGGGTGAACGGGATCGCTATCCGTGGGGATTCGATAGCACATTCTTTCAAGTCCGGTAAGGCTAAGCCTGGGTCCCAGTTGATAGCCAATGCGGTCAGGAATGCCAACGGTGGGCCCTCAGCGGCCCAGTTGATCTTCGACCCTACTGATCCAGGAGTCACTGCATTTCGAACTCAGTTCCCTCAAGCAGGGGAGGTAAACTTTTGGCAGTCAGGGTACCAGACTAAGCTTGAGATCGCCAACTCGTGCAAGGAAGCGGTAGGGTTCGAGTTCTACATGGATGTCACAGGTGACATCGTATTCAAACCTCCCTTTTTCAATCTAGACATCCTATCCAACAAACCGATCTCTTGGATTCAGGACATCGACGTTCTCGATTGGGACTTCACGGACTCCGAGTCCGAGGTAATCACTCAGTTGACTATCGAAGGGAACTTTGGGGGTAACGTCGACTACGGATTTGGGGCTGAGATCACCCCATTCACAAGCGTAACGGACTACCATCTGTTGCGAAAGTACGGTTGGCGCCCGCATACCTATTCGTCTGAGTTTATGGGGGACACCATGAGGATGTTCTACCATGGTCTAGACATCCTCGACCGGATCAACAGCAAGCGCAACCAAGCTACAATCACGATACCTCATAGGCCTGAACTGCGCTTGGGTTTTCCAGTTTACTTGGCTCCACTCGATGAGGTTTGGTACATTCGAGGACTATCTCACAACATTCAGTTTGGAGGCAGGACTACGACGTCCCTGTCTCTTACTGCGCGTAGGCAGAAGTTCATTGCCCCGAAGGGGATCTCAACCCTGGATACGGGCGCTCGCATATCGAGTAAACCCCCAAACAGTAACTCTGCAGTGATAGCTACTCAGACTGATGCCGTGCCGGCTCCCCTCACTGTTCGCCAATTGGCCCAAACCTCATTCAAGTTGGATCTTGGGGATGCGGCCACCTTACCTCCCGTCAATGTTGATCCAGACAACCCAGCCACTCTAGACCCATATCAACCCTTGATCCTTCGTCACCCAAAAACAGGGAAAATCGTTGGGTACCCAAATGTGGTCATGGTTTATTCAAGACCCTATGACCCTAAGTCAGCCAATGATGCTGTTTCTGGACGGAAGCCACCCGGAACTAACCCAGCGGTCAGAAAGAGCGACAAGGCAATGGTCGCTCAACGGCAGAAGGCTAACAAGGAAGCGGAAGACATCAAGAATGAACCCGATAAGTTCCTAGGTGCTGAGAACAAGTATGCCCACAATAGGTACTCCTATGGTCTGAACTCCGCCGGGGTCTACGTCTACGCCTACGATGTGGGCAAGTCTGTCACCCAATTCGCGCTACTCCCATCGAAGAACATCTCGGTTTTGAAGGATGGAACAGCAGGCAACTTGTCTGATACAAGTGTGAAACTGGATAACCCCAACACTATGGTTAGACCAGTATCTGACGAGCGCGGTTTTGAGGTGATCGGTCACTTCCGATATGGACGGGGGGTTTCTTTGCGGGACGGTTCTTTGGTCTACAGTGATGGGAGAGTGAACTCTTCCGTTGAAGTTGGGGTTCAGTTGGCTCTGGCTGGAGATCTACTATCAACCCTCAACGCTCAGTCTCGTGGAATCACAGCGGTCACTACAGCCTATGCCAGCCCAGCGGACACCCTAGCACGACTTACCCCGGATGATGTTCAATCCGCGGCTACCTTAGTAACCGGAGAAGATGGGCTCAAGTCACCCCAATTCTCGGCTACGGCCACCAACTTCGTCGATGTAGCCCCACTTGGGTCCCCAGCAGACAAGGGGATCCCAACCAGTGTAGAAGCCTCCCAGCTCTCGCGAGCGTTGACCTTAGCTGAGATGTCCGTTCGTTCTGACTTGGTACCAGGGGACCCATCCTGTAGTTGCCAGACCG